CTACGATAACCGCGCATTCAACATGGCTACCTGTTCGTCGTTCATGTCATCAATCCACATACCGTAAATTTCATACACCATCTGCGCAGTTTCATGCCCCATCTGGCTGGCTATAAACGCCGGGTTCGCTCCTGCCGTCAACAGCCAGCAGGCAAAAGTATGCCGCGTATGGTACGGATTACGGCGGCGAATACCAGCACGTTTTACAGCTGCATTCCATCTCGCACCTAAACTGCTTACCGAGTAATAAGGTTTCTGTTTTCCGTTACACATCCTGGGCATGAAAACAAAATGCAGTTTTTGCTTTTCGGTTCTGCCGTACTCCCGATGATAAAAAGTGATTTCGCTTTTGCGATGATGCCCGGTCAGTTTGTATTGCTCTTTCAGTGCTTCAAGAGCAGGCTGTAGTAGTGTTACCGTCCGGATCCCCGCATTTGTTTTTGGGGGGCCGAACATATCAAGTATCGTCAGGTTTCTTCTGACATTCACAATTCCCTTCTCGAAATCCACATCCTCCCACGCCAGAGCAGCCAGTTCCCCGTGACGAAGCCCGGAGTAAACGGCAAATTTCCACAAGTTCTGGCTCTGTCCTTTTTCACTTTCCATTAATGCATTGAATTCTGTTTTAGATAACGGATCAGGCTTTATTCTGTTTCGCTGTAATTTTTTTACACCTTCAAATGGTTTGGTTGATATAAATCCCGACTGATATGCAAAACGTAACAACGAACAGAGCAGGGCGATATAGTTATCAACTGTGCGCACAGTTCTTCCTTTTTTGTTGGATCTTGGATTATCCAGGTAAAGCGTTTCTCCATGCAGCAGTTCATTCCGATAGTTTAAGATATCGCTATAACGAATATGTGATATTGGGGTGCTCTCACAAATTATTATTCTGAGTGTTTTTAATTGTGATTTCGTTTTCTTCATTGTGTTTGTTGTTAACTCTGTCTCTTTAATTTTTGTCCAGATATCACAAAGCTCCCCGAACGTTTTTATGATCCTCGTTGTCACCATTTTTGCCCCAGTGCTGGACTGGGGAAAACGCCTTAAATACTCAAATTCACCGGAGTTGATTTCATGAACTATCAACGCTCTTAAATTCCCGGCCTTTTTAATGTTACTGTTAGTTACCTCCCAGCCTTTCAGTGTTTCCCGACATCGTTTTCCTCGAAACATGAACCAGATGCGAATGTATTTACCCCGAATCTCGACACCTGTTGGTAATTTAGACATATCATGAGTCTTTGATAAACTGATTTATCTTCGGATAGTTGTACCAGATAATCCCTCGCTTGCTGTCTGGCTTACCTAAAGGAGATACTCGTTTGAAGTGAAAGCCTTCCACCCAGCAATTCTGACGGTATGCTTCAATTTGTCTGGCCCCCAGACCAGTACGAAGCATCAGACCGTATTCAACCATCCACTCTTCATTAAAAATCACTTGTGCCATCGCATCACCTCTGGCGGGCGACAATATTAGACTGAAATTGACGCCCGACGTTGATTATTAATAATCAGCTATGAAGTTATAATTTGGATATAATGCAACTCACGAGGGCAGAAGTTTCTCGCAATTAAAATTTATCAGCTTTACTTTCTGCTCTCTGGAAACGCCTGCTTCTTTTTTCCCCGAGAGCATTTTTTCGCATTCCGATTTGGTTAACTTTGTTTTTGAGTACCTTGTCCAGTTAGTAGGAGTGCCACCTTCCTTTTCAATAGTGGCGGTAATTTTATACATGAACACCTCCATTATTATTTCCAGTGGTTCGTTTATTCCATCGTTCGAGTGCTTCTTTTTCACTTCCACCATAGCCGGTTCGGGATTCGCATCCGTTACACTTCGCGCGGTAATATCCTGAAATAGCTTTCACCGTTACTGATGGACAACCACAAAACGGACATGCTTTGACTTTTTCATACCGCATTGTCTTTTCTCTCATAAAATAAAGTTTTGTTATGGCGGTGAGGCTACACCGCCATAGTAAATATCAGGAGCCGATATATTCTGGTTTCATATCTGTCAGTGTCGTTTTATACGCCTCATATAATTCTCCCAGATGTGGTCGTGCAGCATTCAGCGTATTTTCCAGAGCAATAAATTTTTGTTCTGCTTCTGGATCACCTGATGAAGGCAGGTCATTTATCATCGTCTCAATACGGGCAATAGCATTGAGACGGTGATGACGCTGAACCACTTTTCCTTTAAGTTCTGTGTAGAGAGCGCCAAGTGTATTTTTATGATCTTCCACTTCCTGGCGAAGTGATGTTGTTTCTCCGGTGCTTTGTGCCTGCTCAATACGTTCACGGAAAGCACTGATCCAGTTTTCCCCGGCATCCTGCTCAATAATTGTTGTTTCACGTTCCGCACGGCAGGCGGATGTATTTTTATGTTCCTGAACCGGATTAATGATTTTTTCCTGTGGTTCGTCCAGTTCGTCCCGGGTGTACACTCCAAGAATCACTTCAGGGCAATAAAGGCGCGCCCAGCGTTTCAGTGCCAGATAGGCAAGCTGCTGGCGAGGATCATCGGCCCATAACGTTGAGTTACGTGTTCTGGCCTGCGCCAGAAGTAACTCCAGTACGCGTGGCTTGCTCTCTCCGCGTAGTGTTGCCTGGACGCGAACTCCGATCCCGTTTTCATCGGCCAGCTTCCAGCCAGGTACACGATATTCTTTCCCCTTGTCGTTCTTCCTGATTTCAAATTTCCCGATAATTTTTTCCCACGGCCCGAACCAGTCATATTCAATACGCCCGGTTAGCGGCCCACGAGTACTGATTACGGCATTAACCAGTTGCGCTTCATATCCGAGCACACCATTCACAACGAAAGTTTTCTGAGCTACTGCGTAAGGGTTCATTTGCCACTGCATCGCCTGCATGGTGATGGCCATGCAGTCTGATGGATTTCCCCGGAGGTGTTCCGGTACAGTAGCCATGCCGGAAGCCATTACCTGGGAAAATGTCTGAATTGCAGCCAGGGACTGAGGGCTGAAAACCGCAACATTAGAGTTAATATTTTCTTGTTGAGTTAATTCGTTCATTGTGTCCTTCCTCAGATGCTCAGTGCTTCAAGACGACGAAGATCAAAGTCGTTTAATTCGTCGGTATAACTTTCGGTAATCGGTGCTGGCCAGTTGTTTGTCTCCAGAGCTTCGTTTATCTGTCGTAGTGTCCGGCGATATTCCTGTCGACCAAGTTCCAGGAGTTCCTGCGAGGCTTCCACGACGGCCACCCAGTGATAGCCAGCATCTTTGTTGACGAAGATCCAGAAAAATTTGTCCAGGTTTGCCACATCGCAATACATTGCTGCGCTGAGGTGATAATCACGTTCAATAATTTCACGGTGCAGGCGATCTTTCAGTCGTTCCTGTCGCACATAACCGAGGCTGACTGACTTCACGTCGGCGCAAATGCTTTCGTATGGCAGCCGGATTTCGATATCAGGACGGACCCTGATTTCCAGCCCGGTTTCTTCATCAAACCCGAAATAGCTGATTTCAGATTTGCGATCCGGGTGGTTGAGTAGCCTTGCTGCATCAGTATTGTTTTGCAGTGCTGCGTGAATATTTTTTGCCTGTTCATACATATCCGGACTGATAAACGTTTTCCCGGCGTTTTCTTCTTGCTGGCGTTTTTGCCAGTCCTCCAGTGTTACCAGTTCCGGGCGAATTTTCCGGGCGATTTCGGTTAATTGCTCTTTTGTGCCACTGATGTTGTAAGGCAAAGATTTAGCACGTTCTTTTTTTGCCAGTTCTGGATCTACAGTTTCAATTTGCTCCAGGAGCTGCTCTCGTGTTCCACTGGCTTTCAGCAGAGGAGGGAGGCTTGCGTTGTATTCTTTAATACAGGCTTTCATTGCTGATGCTGTGTGTTTTTCCCCCTCAGGAATACGCCGGAATTCCTCCGGAAGCGAACCGTAAAGGATGCCTGTTTCTTCGGCCCCGGCACTTACCGACAGTGGCTGTATAAGAGTGCTGTTGTAGCTTTCGATCCACTCTTTCATCTGCTCTGGTGTCATCAGTGCTGGCAGACTGGCATTGTGTTTTTTAATGATGGCGATCAGTTCGTTAGAAGTAGTAACCACATATTCAGGAACCGGTACCGGAATGGCATACTCATCAGCGAATTTATCCGTTTCCAGAACATAGCTGTGAATAATCCGCCCACGCAGCAATGCATCACTTTCCTCGCCCGGAATAGTTCCGGCAATGTGCCGTCCGTGGTAATACATCAGGCTGATGCGGGCATCCTTCAGCATTGTGCTGCTTATTCCGTTGGCGGAGTGATAAACCTCGTTCGGGAGGTTTTCATAGCGGCCAGGCTCGAAATATGACGGCCACATGATTTCAGTTACTACAGGTGCTGTCGTTTCACCAGCTTCATCACTGCAATCGCAATGCGGATTGCTGCCAGCGTTCTCCTTGTGCGGATGTTCAGCACCTTCCATTTCCTCCAGACCTTTTTCCTGATATTCATTCTGATTTTCTTCATTAAAGGTTTTCTGATACGTTGCGTCGCCCATCACCGCACCACAGTCAGGACAGTTGCCGCCGCCAGCCTTACCGCAGGCGGTGCAAACTTTCTCCGTTTCCTGTTGTTGCACTACTGGCTCAGGCTGTTTCGTTTCTGGCTCGTTTTGTTGCGTATTTGGGTCGTTCTGTTCCGTTTCTGGCTGATTCTGGTACACAGAATCGCGGGTCTGGATCCCCTTAACCCATTTCGGATCATTCGGGTCGCTAATCCCTTCAACAAATTCTCCGCGAGAGACAGCCAGTAATTTGTCTGCATCGACAGGATTTTTGGGCGGAATGTTTTTCCGGGCTTCATAGAGTTCTGCCCGCAGTTTCTGATATTTCGCATCAACAGAATTTACCTGTGACTGAGCATCCAGCGGCTGCGTGTCCTGATGATGTTCAGTTGCATCCGGTTCCACTGTTTCAGCCGTTGCCTGTTCATCTGCCATTGCGCAAGATGGTTGCAGTTTTTCTTCATCATCCTGTTTTTCTTCTTCTGTTACACGCTGCGGCATCGGGGCAGAGGAACGACCGCAGGCAATATCCACGATTTCCGGATCAGGGTTGGCATGATCGGTTTCAGTCAGTACTTTGTTCAGATATTCAGTGACGTGTGCGGGGATGGCCTCGATCCCTATTGGTGCTTCTTTCACGGACGCAACCACGATGGCGCGGGAATAATCCAGCCCGCCAGGCATGGTGATGAATTTGTCGCGGAAAACAGAAAAGGGCGGTTTATTTTCAGCGATAATTTCCTCAATGCGTTTAGCGTGTGCCGGATGAAGGTTATAGATGTCCACGTCCATTGAACGGGCCAGTACGCCAGTGGCTACATCGCGCGCCAGTGACGTCAGATCGTGGACGAAACCTTCGCCGCGATCGGTGAGGTTCCCGCCGCCAGCATTAGCACCGGAAGCCGTGCGAGTGATGCGTGAAACACGATTCCCTTTTCGCCATTCTTTTGTCAGAAGACCGCGATCAATGTGTTCGGTATCCAGCCAGGCTGAAATGAAATTCTTAAATTCATAGGGCTGATGTTTTTTCGTGATAGAGAACACTGCCTTAATTGCATCAGTCAGGCGGAGCAGGGCGGCATTATCCAGAGTTGTCGGTTCTGCCATGCTGCGTATGGCCAACAGCAGATTCTGGACATAGCTGTTTTCCTGATCCATCTCAAGAGCAGTAATGTGTTTGCGTTGTTCACGGGTGGCATGATGCAGGTATTTTCGATCCCCGGCTGCATACGTAAAAATGTGCAGAAGACGCTGTGTGAACCGCAAAGTGGCTACAGAGACTTCGCAATCCTGGCAATCCTCGTGGGCGTCTGCCTGCGCGTTTTCTTCCTGGCCTCCCGTCGGTTCTTCGGTTTCCTGTGCATCCTCCTGATGGTGAACGTCGTCTGGCGCTGCTCCCGGTTTTAGTTCCCAGGTCATGGAGTCTTTGCTGAGTTGATAGCGTTCACACCAGGTAAAATCGATCTCACCTTCAGGGGGAAGTTCATTAACGACAGGAAAATTTGTGGCAACAGCTTTAAAATAGTTGCTCAGTTTTTTACCTGACTTAACGATCAGGTAGTCCAGAGTGGCACAGGTTGATTCAAAATCGTCGCTTGCCCACAGGACGACGTCAGGTTCACCGGATGATTTTTTCGCTTTCCGTAAAAGGAAGAGTGGTTTTGTGCTCATTGTTTTTTAACCTCAACTCAGATTAAAATTACTGCGAGTGATGAATAAATGTCCCAGGTTCTTCACTCAGGCCTGCACAGTGTGCAGGCTTTCTTTTTTTTCAGATTTCACCCTTTGATTTCATTGCAATCAGAGTTGCCAGAAATTCGGCTTTTTTTTCTGCGGGCAGATTCTTTCCGATATGCACCAGGCACATTTTTTTGACGCCTTCGTTAAGTGTTTTAACGTTGCCTGATGGACCGTCGATATCAACCACAGTGAAAGGGGTTTCTTTATTTTCTGTTTTAATCACGTAGCCAATACGCTTTCCTTCCAGGCTGACTTCGTGAACGATGTCATCAGTAGTAACAACAGTGGCTTCATAACTGGTAATCATGTTTTTCTCCTTAATTAAGGTTGAGCGAATCCCTGCCATTGCTGGCATAAATTCAGTTTCGGATAGTCAGTTAATTAAAGTTCGTGTGCCATCTGGTCTTTTTCGGCACAACTTTCACTACAATATTTTTTTCATTTCCGTCGTTGGGATAACTCCACGCATGAAATGAAGTGGTCTTTTAATGGTTTTGCTTTCTTCAACGTCTTTATTGCAAAGGTGGTAACCACATTTTATTTTCATGATTTTCTCCTGTGAGGTCTGCGGGAATTTCTTCATCTACAGGCCGGATAAATTTCTCAACAGGGAAACATTCACCAGCTACTTTTTGCTCAATAGCTGCGGCCTTGCATTCAGATTCGGAGTTATAAATTCCGGTAACAACATCCTGAGTTTCGCCTGATGTCAGAAAAACGGTCATGACAAGAGCGAACAAAGTGTTCATTTATTTTACTCCCGGTCGCAATTGCAAACTGAATAATGGCCTGCTCAAACATTTCTTCATCCTGTAAAAATACAGCGATGGCGAATTTACTCTGTGCGGCACTGATAGCTGTTAGATGATTACGTTCCATAACGCCACCTGAGCTACTTTATTCCTCGGTAATTTTATAACCATTAATTTCCAGAAATGTAGCGATATCCTGATATGGAAATTCTTCCAGAAGCTCATGAAGACGCCCCTCTGTTGAAAAGTATTCTGCTATTTCTTCGGCTCCAACCATTTCAATAATAGCGTCGTTATCTTCAACTGAATCAATCAGGTCTGATAACTTCACGCCATTGACTTCAATACATAATTTTTGATTGTAATCGGGCTTAACCTGTACATCTTTTGCTGTTACTTCAAAACTTATCTCTTGCATATAATTCCCTTCTTGGTTACTAAGTGAATTTTGTGATGCGGTGCCTGGTGCCTCCAGGTGACGTTAACCAGTTAACAATTAACGCCGGAGCATTTCACCCATAAGGTCGCTTGTTTTAACTGTTCCGCGTGCGCTGAGCCGCATTCACCGCATCACAAAATTCACTTTAAAAAGGGCGGACATCAGTCGAACTTCAAGAAAAAACTGATGCCGCCAGGACTACACACAGCAGTGTTGTTATTCACAACCGGAGGCGCACTCCCACCATTTAAATTTAACAGACAAGACCGACTCTTTATGGATACCGGAAATGCGCCTTCGTGTTGTGCCCGGTTTTATTTCACCACCTCCGGGCTTTGGTGGCCTCGGCTATACCCCTACAGCAAGAATATTGAATTAATCCAATAAATGGTTTAGCTGGTATTTTTGGCAAGCCAGCGACGTGCGCCAGCTTCGGTTTTAAACGATTTGCTTTTGGTATACGTCATGGCGGTGAATGTGCCGTCCTGATTGGGAAACACGCCACATACCAGAGATTCGTTGTTGCCAAGATCGATAGTATCCATGTTGACCTCATTTCCCCTTAACGCCGGGTGGCGGAACTAAAACCTACAGCGCCGTGCTGCTTCTGTAATAATATTAGTAATGTTCATATTGATGATCAATAGAAATATGCATTTTGTTGATAAAAATGTACTATCCTAATGAAATTTTTAGTGTTTTTTTTGATAAAAAGTAAGGCGGGGCGGGCGGAGGGGACAAAAAAACCGCCAAAAATGGCGGTTTAGTTACGAGGTGGTGGGAGCTATTTCTTCATGCGTTTTTGAGCTGCCAGCATATTTTCAAATGCTTCTTTGTAGAGTTCATTCTGACCTTTAAGTCTTTCGATTAGTTTTGCTTTTTCTGATTCGGGAAGGATATCAAAAAGATCTAGTAAATCAGCTTGTTGCTTGTTAACCATCCGCCAACCTTCGCCTTCGAAACTTTCGTCATAAGTTCCTGAGGAACGGACGTAATTCATCAGATCAGCTAAATCAGGCCTCAACTCTTCAGGCTTAACTCTTAGTAATACAGCGAATTTTAATGCCGCATCAGTATTAAGTGGAGCCTTTCCGTTGAGATAATGGCTAACCGCAGATTGCGCCTCAAAACCCATTAGCTCGGCAGCAAGCTCCTGAGTCAGTTTGAGCTCTCTTTTTTTTGCATCCCAGATTGCGCGCAGACGTTGCGTAGCTTCCGGCGATGCGATTTCTTCGCGTTTTCTTCTCATACCACCATCTTATGAATACAGTTCATAATCTCAAACTGATATAGGTATTGATCATTTAAATTAGTATGGTTAATATTTTGGTGAGCATTACTGAGGTGACACTTATGACATTAGATGAATATTTGAAAAAAAATCGTGTACGACAGTCTTGTTTGGCCGCGCTGGCTGGTTGTTCGCAATCAATGATTAGCCTCGCTGCTACTGGACGTAGTCAGTTAAGCCCTGAAAAGGTATTGCGTATCGCAGAGGCTACGAATTTCGAGGTTACACCTCATGAACTCCGGCCTGATATCTACCCGAATCCGACCGATGGTTTACCTGTTGGATGTAAGGCTAACACACAAAATGCACAGGAGTTGATTCATGAAAATCAGGCATGAGCACATCGAATCAGTGTTGTTAGCCCTAGCCGCTGAAAAAGGGCAGGCGTGGGTCGCTAACGCAATTACTGAAGAATATCTGCGCCAGGGGGGCGGCGAATTGCCCCTGGTACCAGGCAAGGACTGGAATAATCAGCAGAACATCTATCACCGTTGGTTAAAAGGTGAAACGGAAGCGCAAAGGGAAAAAATTCAGAAACTGATCCCTGCAATTCTGGCAATCCTTCCGCGCGAGCTGCGTCACCGACTCTGCATCTTCGATACCCTGGAACGCCGTGCATTACTGGCGGCGCAGGAAGCGTTGAGTACGGCAATTGATGCGCATGATGATGCAGTCCAGGCCGTTTACCGTAAAGCACATTTCAGCGGCGGCGGGTCGCCTGGCGATTCTGTCGTAGTGCATTGATTGAAATTAATCGCGCCGGACTGTTTTGTTCGGTATCAGTTAAATGTAACGCTGCGAGCGTTACAAGGTGAAAACAAATGGCTTCAAACTGGATAAAGCTCGAGGTTATTACGCCGGATAAGCCGGAAATATTCAGGCTTGCTGAGATTCTGAATATTGATCCAGATGCCGCATTAGGGAAGGTTATTCGCTTCTGGGCATGGGCGGATCAACAAATGATAGACGGTAATGCAGATTGTAACGCTCGCGGCGTTACAAAAAGTGCAATAGATCGCATCACTTTTATGGCTGGTTTTGCTGATGCGTTAATTCAGGTTGGATGGCTGGTCGAAAATGACGTTGGGCTTTCTCTACCTAACTTTGAACGTCATAACGGAAAAAGCTCTAAAAAACGGGCGGTTACAAACGAGCGAGTTACAAAAATACGCGAACTGAAACGAAAAGGTAACGCTGCCAGCGTTACACAAACGGATCAAAAAGCGTTACCAGAGGAAGAGGAAGAGGAAGATATAAATACTGATCTCCCCCTAAATCCCCCTCGCCAAAAACGAGCGTCTAAAAAATTCGAGCCGGAGGCTATTGAGCTGCCCGATTGGTTGCCGGAAACACTCTGGCATGAGTGGGTCCGGTTCAGACAGGCATTGCGAAAACCGATTCGAACGGAGCAGGGCGCTAACGGGGCGATACGGGAACTGGAAAAATTCCGTCAGCAGGGTTTTACACCTGAGCAGGTGATTCGACACAGCATCGCCAATGAATACCAGGGCCTGTTCGCGCCGAAAGGTGTTCGGCCTGAGACGTTGCTCCGACAGGTTAACACCGTCTCGTTGCCGGACAGTGCGATCCCGCCAGGCTTCAGGGGGTAACGGACCATGAAAAATATTGCGACAGGCGGCGTTCTGGAACGCATCCGCCGACTGACCCCACCACATGTAACCGCCCCATTCAGAACGGTTGCGGAGTGGCGCGAGTGGCAACTTGCTGAAGGCCAGAAACGTTGCGAGGAGATCAACCGCCTGAATCGTCAGTTGCGGGTGGAAAAAATCCTGAATCGCTCTGGCATCCAGTCGTTGCACCGCAAATGTTCGTTTGCGAATTACCAGGTGCAGAACGACGGTCAGCGATACGCGTTGAGTCAGGCGAAATCCATCGCTGATGAACTGATGTCAGGGTGTACAAATTTTGCGTTCAGCGGAAAACCTGGTACCGGGAAGAACCACTTAGCGGCAGCTATCGGGAATCGCCTGCTGAAAGACGGTCAGACAGTGATTGTGGTTACCGTGGCTGATGTTATGAGCGCCCTGCACGCCAGTTATGACGACGGGCAGTCAGGCGAAAAATTTTTGCGGGAACTGTGCGAAGTGGATCTGCTGGTTCTTGATGAAATTGGCATTCAGCGAGAGACGAAAAACGAGCAGGTGGTACTGCACCAGATTATTGATCGACGGACAGCGTCGATGCGTAGCGTGGGAATGCTGACAAACCTGAACTATGAGGACATGAAAACATTGCTCGGCGAGAGGATTATGGATCGCATGACCATGAACGGCGGGTGTTGGGTGAATTTTAACTGGGAGAGCTGGCGTCCGAATGTCGTCCAGCCAGGAATTGCGAAGTAATTTTTATCGGGAGAAAAATTTAATGGAGACTGTTTTTGACGCACTGAAAGCAATGGGAAAAGCCACATCCATAGAACTTGCTGCGCGACTTGATATCAGTCGTGAAGAAGTGCTGAACGAACTATGGGAACTGAAAAAGGCTGGTTTTGTTGATAAAAGCGCGTACACCTGGCGTGTGGCTGATAACAACGTTCAGCAGGAACAGCCAGCGCAGGCAGAACTGCCGGAAGAAACCACCACAGCAACAGTAGCGAAAATCTCAGAGTGCGATTTAACCGCGACGATTGAACAACGCGGACCACAAACGGCTGATGAGCTGGCTACATTGTTTGGTACCACATCACGCAAAGTGGCTTCAACGCTGGCAATGGCAATCAGCAAAGGTCGTCTGATTCGCGTAAATCAGGGCGGTAAATTTCGTTACTGCATACCGGGCGATAATTTACCAGCAGAGCCGAAAGCAGCATCGGTAGAGAAAACTGATGGTAAAGCCTCTCTTCAGCCAGCAGGTGTTGCGTTACCGGTACAGGAAGCTGCCGCACAGGAAGATATTAAAACAGAAACTGTGACGGACATTGTGCAGTCGTTGCCATCGTTCACCGAAACGCAAGCGGATGACCTGGTTTTACCATCGCTGCATATGGCAAACCGTGAACTGCGTCGGGCGAAAAGTCATGTCCAGAAGTGGGAGCGAGTCTGCGCCGCGCTGCGGGAGCTGAACAAGCACCGGGATATTGTTCGACAGATTGTCGATTCCTCCAGTCGTATTGTGTCGGAAAAGTGATTGCCGGGGGGCGCTTATGGCAAAAGTATTTACACAAGAAGAGCGGGAAAAAATTAAAGGGCAGGTTGTTGAACTTGTACGTCTGAGTGGACGCGAGACGTTACGACAATTGGAAGCCAAGACAGGTGCGACAAGATATCTGATGAGCGTTCTCGCAAGAGAGCTGGTTGCCAGTGGCGATGTATACAACTCTGGTTACGGGTTATTCCCGTCTGAACAGGCTCGTAAGGACTGGCAAAACGCCCGCAAAAAACTCTCGAGAGCAAAGCTGAAGAAAACATCTGTGGTTGATCCGGACCTTATCTGGTCGTTACCAGACGGAGAAATACGCCGCTACGACAGGCGTCAGAACATAATCTGTCGCGAGTGCCGGAAAAGCAAGGTTATGCAGCGTGTGCTGGCGTTTTATCAGGGTAATTTTCAGGAGGTGATGACGTGAGGGTGAGAGTCTATATTGCCGGTCCAATGACCGGGTATAAAAATTTCAACCGTGAGGCGTTCCACAAGGCGGAAGAGGAACTGAAACGGGAAGGGCATACAGTCTTAAACCTGGCAGTACTTCCAGACGGGCTGACACAGCCACACTACATGGATATTTGCATGGCAATGATTCGTTGTGTGGATGCGATTTACATGCTGAAAGGCTGGCAGCGGTCAGCAGGCGCTAAGGCAGAACTGGCGCTGGCGGAGAAACTGGGGCATGCAGTTATTTTCCAGGAGGCAAACAGTGAGTAACCAATGGCGACCAGATATTTGTCCTATAACCGGACGTGCATTTTTCATGTGGATTGAGCATCCGAAATTGGGCAATGTGCCGACGTATGGCGGCCCATTAGACAGTTACACCATTCCAACAAAGGACAGCGATGGTGAGTTTTCGTGTGAGCGTTACGATCATGATTTCGGTGGCTGGGTAGAAAGCGAATGTCTTGGGTTATATCTGATTGATGATAAAGAACAATGCAGAGTCTACGAACTCGAGGGACGCGTTAAAGAGCTGGAAGCGCGGGAAGTTCATTTGCCGACTCGCTACGGTCTTCGATATGGACACCCGATAAATGATGATGAGCGCCACGTCATGATACCTAAAGAAAATGGCTGCTGGCTTTATCTGGCTGACTTAGAACATGAACTACGTGTTGCTGGCATTCATATCAAAGGAGAGGAGTATGGAAATAAAACCAGAAGATGAGTTAAGTAATATTGTTTTATTTCCGGCAAAAGAGGATGACCCACGTAATCAGGTTAATTTTCTTTATGAGCCATCGGAAAGACCATATTGCCATCACGCCTCTGTCCGGGTTGACGAAAAAGAGCGTCAGGTCCGCTGTAAAATCTGCGGTGCAGTTGTGGAGCCGTTTGACTGGATGCTCTCTGTGGCGAAAAGAGAAACCAGACTGGCAGATGATGTAAGGCTATTGCGCCAGGAGGAACAGGAAAGACGGAAAAATATAGAAAAGTTAATTCAGATTGAGCGTAACGCGAAAGCGCGGATACGCAGGGCGACAAAACCCAGAACTGAATAAATAAATTTAGCACTGTTAAAAATTTAATCCTTAACCGGAGGGATTTCTGCACCCTCAGAACATCAGGAGGCCGCCCTAAAGGGCGGTGATAAATAATGCAAGACATCAAAGAAAATATCAGACAACAGCTTTACGGGTTTTATATTGCTTATGATTTGTGGCTGAGTAATGGGGCGAAACCCGGCGGGGTGTTTTCTCAAAGTTATGGTTTATGCGCCAATCTTTTTGATTATCTCACATTAATTGGTGCCCCCAGCGAAGCGGCACTGGAACAATTACACACGGATTTCAGAAGTGCCGGGCTGTATGAGGTGTTGCCATTTAACGAGAGTAATGGGCATTACCATGAAGAAAAAAGGAACAACATGTGCCATATGAACCCGTCGCGGGTGGCGTGGGTCAGGGCGCAGATGGTACAGGCAGTGCCGGACGGACTGGTTAAGGCTGTACGCTTCTATGAACAGGTAAAGTGTGAGAATCCGCCAGCTGAAACCGGAGCATGGAAAGACGCGGTTGACTGGGTGCTCAACGAGGCTTGCCAGGCTGTAAATATTGACGCCAAAGGAGGTGAGTAATGCGTGTGGCATGTATCGGCCTGTTACCGTACCCGACTCGTTTTTGGGCTTCTGCGCTAATTGCAAAGCCGAATATCCTGATGGCTGACAACATCATCCCGGCACCAAAGCGCCATACCGGTATTGCTGCTGCACGACGCGAAGCAAAGAAACGCAGGAGAGCAAAATGATGAAAAACCGTAAGGCAAGACTGCTGATAGCAAAGCCAGGGCAACTTATTCGTATCTCAAATCGACTTGTTGTTCGCTATAGATATCTTGGTTTTAGGGAGTGGTCCTCTATTCGTTTTTACGGTGTCTGGCGAAACAGAAGCGCGGCACAAAACCGCTGGAAAAACCACTTCCGCACTAAAGGAGAGTGATATGCCTACATTATTTAAAAAAATTTATCCGCGAAAAAGCAGGGTAATAGAACTCCTGTTTCTCATTCTGTTTATCGTGTTGATGATACCGATATCCCCTTTAATTCTGGTATGGGGAATCGGAAAAATAATTGAGCTATTTATTGAATTGTATAACGACGTGGTATGGGCGTCGTTCAATACACTGCACAATAAAATTAATCCATATAAGGAAAACTGAAATGGCACTGACGAAAAAACAACGTGCAGAATTACGCATGAAGTTCGGCGGTCGCTGTGCTTATTGCGGCTGCGAACTTGGCGAAAAGTGGCACGCAGACCACGTAAAACCGGTCATTCGTTTTGCTGGAAATATGCTTCACCAGGATCGTGACGATATATCCAACATGGTTCCGGCATGCCACCCATGCAATCTGCACAAGCATTGCAGTAGCCTGGAAGATTATCGGCGAATTATCAGTGATGGTCGTCGTGAATTCCTT